ATGCGCATGGCGCCCAAGGCCGTCGCCTACACGCTGGCCCACCAGGTCGAGGTATGCGGGGTCATCGGGGTTCGCGAGGGGGTGTACAGCATTCGCCTGCGAACTACCAACCAGAACGCCGCATGCAAGATGTCAAAGCGCGACGTTGAGGACGGCTACGTGTTCTCCGGCTATACATTCCACACCCATCCAAGCATCGCCCCGCCCAGGTTCAAGGGAGTGGACTACGAGGTCCCGGGGTATCTGGCCAGCTTGAGGGGCGTGCGGATGCAAGAAGGCAAAGGTCGCGAGCGCTTCCTTGGCCGATTCTCCGACCGACAGATGCTAGAAATGCTGCGCGGACACCGCCTGTGAGCGGCCCGCTGCGACCTCATGCAGTGCCGCCGAGGATCAAGCGTAACTTACGACTCAGCAGCCTTGGCAGCCGTATTTTCCCCAGCCTGATCGCCTTCGGTCGCACACTCAAGCAAGCCAATTATTTGAAGGGCGTGCCGGAGAATCTTCTGCACCCTGTAGTACTGGGCTTCCGCCTCATTACGGGTGAAGCTGTCGCTCAGACGGTAATCCGCAAGTTCTCGGTTCGCCCGAGCAGCTTCAAGGGCTTGAACGAGAGCGCCCTTTGTGCCCTTCATCTGAGCGAAACCGGGATGCAGGTCGCCCGTCTTCCATTCCTCAATCCGGCACTGCAATTCGGTGTGGCCGATATGTCCTTTGCCCTTCTTCCCAGCCGCTTCATGCTTGAGCTCAAGGGTGGACTTGGGGAGCCTTTCTGCGAACGGCAGAAGTGCATGAAAGGCAGCGTAGTAGGCCCGACTGCCCGCCGCCCGCAACTGCACCTCAGTTGATGCAGAGCTAAACGCAATATCCTTAGCAAAATCGCGAAGATGCTGCGGATCAATTGGCATGCGCCGCCTCGTTCGAATCGTCGGCGATCAACGCCACCGACATCCCGCGAACGGCGGCACCAAGCTCATGTTCCTGGAGGTGTCCATACAAATCCCACTCGACATCGGACGCCACTTCGGCATTCGCTTTGACCACCAGGCTCATCACGATGCTGGCGCCCCCTTCTGACGGGACGGCGGCAGCCCGAACGAGAGCGACTGGATACCCGCGAGTTCGCAGAAAGGCCAGCGAGCTGCTGATCGTTTCGGCGACGAATGATTCACCGACGCCCAGCTCATCCAGAGCCGCTGCCTCGTCGAACCCGGGATACCAGCTGGACTTCATGCTCAAGAATTCACCATCCCCGTCCGCGTTCGGCGCCGGCATCTTCAGGCCCAGGCCCGAATCGCCCGCAGCCTCAAAGCCTGCGTGGCGCAGGCGCCTACGTATATCGGACGCCGTCGCAACCCATCCCGCGTACCCAAGGTACTGGGCTGCTGCACGAAAGACCGCAGGCGCCGAGGCAACGGGGCGAGTCTCGATACGCTCGCCGTAGACCTTCTTCAGCTCCTTGCTTTCACCCAACATGGCGAGCAGCACGAGATAGCGCAACACACGCTGGTCTTCGAAACCGGATGCGGCGAGGACCTTTTGATAGCCAGCCTTCGCCTGCTCCACCTCACCCTTCTGCGCATCCACAAATGCGTGGATCTCAAGAGACCCGAGACGGTCGGCATTTGCCAGACCATCTGCGCGCTTCTTTATTAGCGCCAAGTCCCAGTCAGTGAATGTCCTGGGAGCAGCAACCTCACTAAAGAGGTTTCTAAACTGCGTCTGCGGAAGTGGGTTTGTCACATCAAGTCCCGTTTGCCCATCGAAGCGCATTACCCAATAAAAACGTTCAGCGCGACTATACCGGACACGAAAACACCCCCGATAACGGAGGCGTCACGGAGACAATCAAAGTCGACAGCTCATCTTTAACACTCGCACAAATGGGCAATGATGCGCTTGTACTGTGGATCGAAAAGCAGCGGTACGAAGGACAACGGCATCTTGAGCCTCTGCGCGATTTCCGGCTCCGTAACTTGCCCCTGCGCCAGCTGACTCTCGAACTCCTGACGCAAACTCTCAGGACACATGATCCCCAGCGCCATCCAAAGCGCCTTGACCTCGGAGTCCATAGCCGGGGACCGCTCGATCTGAGGTGCGGAAAACTCCGAGAGAAGCGCTCCCAGCTCCTCGCTAGTCGTCACTCGCTCCAAGGGCTGATCAAAATAGTGCATCAGCTCCTTGATAATCACGAACCGAGTCCAGCAGTAGTTCAGCGATCTCGAATAGGCAATGACAGGCTCGCCCTTGCCCCACCGCAGGTACGGATGACTGGGATCACCGCCTTGCGCGGGCGGGAACCATATGTATCCCGAGAGGATCGCCGGATCCATCGTTCTGGCAAGGATGAAAGGCTTGCGCGGTCGCTTTGCCAGCAAAACGACCCTCGGCACTACATCCCGCCGGCTAATTGGAACAGACAGCTCCTGACAGTACTTGTACAGCTCGGCGTAGCTCATCCCTGACCTATCTCAGAAAAAGGTCAATCAAATGCCAGGGCGTCTGATTCTCCGATCGGCTCGAGCAGAGTTTTGACGATCTCAGCAGCCACCTGGTCGGCGGTCACTTCGCGGTTGTGGCCCGGGAACATCTTGAAGTTGGATGCGCCAAGGCCCTGAGCGCCAAAGAGCAGCTCTTGGGCGTGTTTCAAGTTGTTAGCCATGACGGTTCTCCTAGTAAAAAAAACGCCTCGCGGGGCATCTGCCAAAGTTTGGCGGCTCCGACGAGCCGCGCATTCTAGCAGGCATTTTTGCGACCAACAAGGGTTGACACGCAAGATGCAAGCGCAGCGTTACACGTTACGAAAAAGGCCGCAAGTACCTAACGCACTGAAAAAATGGCCGTTCATCGGATGCTGATGAGATGAAATGGCGTCAGAAAGTGACAAATTTTGTCACGCCGAGTTCACAGCAATCCTTGACGTAATCGGCCGTCGTTCATATTTCTTGACGAGAGGCGCGCAAACTGCAGGACAAGTCTCAAATCTCATCCATCGGCGCGACTGGCAACCTCGCGAATGGGCCGGCGCGGCTCGGGCGCCGCTAGCCCGGGGCGCCTAGCCCGGGCGGTCAACGCGAGAGCGCGGTGTGGCGCACGCGCCTCGCTTCCTTCTCCGCGATCTCAGCCCGCAACCTGACCTCGTGGCGTGAGGCCCACAGTTCGCAGCCCTGCCGACCTTGGCTGAAGCTGCTGCAGGGGCGGGTCACTAGCGGAGCCTCCAGCGGCTTCTGGACCTCCAGTCGGGCGAACCAGCCGCCGTCCACCCGGTCAATCAGCATCGCCACCATGTGCCCATCCAGCGCGAGCGCGCGCGGCTCCCCCGTTTCGTACTGGGAGGCCGGAATCCACTGGAAGCCTGCGGGCATGCTCATAGCAGGCCATCATCCGCACGGCCGTCTCCTGCCCTGAGATCAGGCGGCGGCGCGATGCTCATAGAACGGGTGCTGCTTGTCGTCGAAGATGGCGTAGAGGGCAGCCAGGTCATTCGGATTGGGGTTGAGCCAGGCGTCGATGTGCTCGGGTCGGATGTTGATGATCGTCCGGTCGTGGCCGGCGGCAGCGACCTCCGGCTCAGGCTCGTCGGTGATCGCCGCGAAGCTCAGCAGGTCGGGCTCTTGGCCTTTCGGGTCGGTCCAGGCCGACCAGAGGCAGGCCACCAGCATTGGATCGCGGTCGCGCGGGGTGAACTCGATCACCTGGTTCTTCCCGTCCGGCCCCTCCACGTTCTCGTAGAAGGTGTCCACCACCAGGATGCCGTGGTTGCGGCCGAAGGCCTCGCGCCAGTAGCTCTCCAGGCTGTCGCGACGGGCGTTGTAGGTTCCTGGATACTTCACGTCATAGGTGGCCGGCTTGCCGCACAGGCGGCACTGGTAGCGCATGGGCTTGATGACCCGCCGGCCGTTCTCCATGACGATCACCGGGGCGTAGACCCCCGGGAAGATGCGGCTGTCCCTGGCCAGCGGCTCGGTGCGGCGCAGGTCGTCCAGCTTCTGGCTGGCGCGCTCGATCTTGTTGGTGGCCACGCGCACGTCGTTCTCGGCCTTCTTCGTTACCTTGACCTGCAGAGCGCGCTGCGCCGTGTTCAGCCGCGCCTTTTGGGTGAACAGCTCCCTCTCCATCGCGATGGCCTCCTGGCCTCGCCAGGCGGCGATGTGGCGCCAGATGTCGTGCTCGGCCGTGTTCTCCCATTCCCTGAAGGCGTCATCCATCGCCTTCGGCGTCTTGGGGCGCGCCTTGCCGGCATCGTGGAAGTACAGCTTCACGAAGTCTTCGATCGACATGATCGCGCCGTAGGTGCGCACCAGCTTGCGGTAGTCGGCCTTGACCTGGGCGGAGTAGCACATCGGTCAGCCCTCCCCCTCATCGGGGTCGACGCCCTGGCGCAGCAGGTCGTGGCGCGCCAGAAGCTGGGCAACCTGCTCCTCAACCCAGCAACGATCGGGGCCAGCCTGGTCGGCAATGTCTTCGCCGAGCGAGGCAACGGCCTCGACCAGGTAGGCCTCTTCAACGTAATCGGCGCGCAGGTCCTCCACCGAGGCTTCCAGGTCAGCCAGCAGGACCGTCAGGTCGGCGCGGGAAAGGGGCATACGGGACCTCCAGAGGGGCCGCAGGGTAACACCCCCACCCCGACCTACCCTTGACGCGCCTTAGACCGCTCGGCCCTGCTAGAAGTACGTGACGTCGAGCACGACGCCCGAGACGGGGCCGTTCGCGGCGGTGACCGCCCCGCTGATGGTGGCCACCTGAAACGTGGCCACCGCTATGGCGCCGTCGTTGGTTGAAGCCCCCCAGGTCAGCAGCACGCCCGCGGACGGCCCCACGGGTACGGCGCGGCCGGCCGGGTTGTGCATCGGGGCATAGACGCGGCCAGGCGTCAGGCTGAACGTAGTGCCGGTGATACCGTCCGTGGCGATGGCCGCCACGACCTTCATCGGTTTGCGTGCCGCATCAAAGATCACCACGCCGCTGGCGTTGAAGACCTGGAAGCCGAAGTTGCTCAGCTCGCCGGCGCCGACCTTGTCGAAGGCATACCACTGGAAGGTCGCGCCGATCTCGGCCCGCACGTACACGTACGCCGACCACGACAGGTCAGCCTCCTGCTGCACGGTGCCCAGGCTGCAGAGCGAGGTGCAGCGAAGCGCCACCAGGGGCCGCTGCTGGAAGCCGCTGCCCAGGCTCACCTTGACATAGCTGACGTTGGCGCCGCTGAGCAGGAAATAGTTGGTGGTGGTCGCGGCGCTGCCTTTGGTGCGCATGTGCAGGTTCGGGTAGGCGTTGCTGTCGATCTGCAGCTTGTTGCTACCATCCTGCGCAAAGACCTGAATCCCCGCCGGCATCAGTACACCCCATAGAACAGGTCAGCATCGACCTGCAAGCCGGCCACCGAGGTGTTCGGGGCATAGTCGATCTGGCCGGTGGACGGGTTGATGGTGATCTTGTGCGCCGACCCGATGGGGAAGCTGCGCGGCCAGGGCACCGCCCACGGCGTGCCCTGGCTGGGATCCACGAACACGCTTCCGCTCGCATTCCCTGCGATGAAGACCACCCCGACGATGCGGCTGGCGCGGTCGGTGAGATCCAGCAGGATGTTGCTGGACGCATCGAACACCTGCAGGCCAGCGGGCATTACCAGATACCCATTTGTACGCGCAGAGTGCCGGCGCCGTCGTAGACCCTAATGACGCTGTCGCTGATGGTCAGATATCCGCTGCCGCCGTTAGCGCCCACCATGGTCAGCGTGCCGGTCTTATCGAGTTTCCAGCGCGGCTGTCCGCCGGCACCGGTAGCCGTCGACTGGATCACATCGCCGATTTTTGCGTTGGTGATCGAACCATCCTGGATGAAGGCGCTGCGGATGAACACCTGGCCGCCGGTGATGATGAAGGGCGAACTGACGGTCGAGCCGGCCCCGGTGCCGTTGAGGACGCCGAACAGGTCTGCGTGCACCAGAAACTGGGATTGGACCACGCCGCTGCTGTTGTCGATGCCGACCGCGAAGCCGGCGGCGTAGTACTTGCCGTCGGCAGTGATGCCGACTTTGGCGGACCAGCTGGAGCTGACGGTCCCGTTGAGGTTGGCGATGGCCGCCCCTTGGGTGACCACCACGGCACTCACGTCGCCCACCTGGGCCTGCGCTTGGGTGGCGATCGTGGCCGCGGCGCTCGACTGGGTCACGGCCGTGGTGACTTGCGTCTGCACCAGCGCGAAGGAGTAGTCGAACTGCGCGGCCACCGTATCAATGCGGGTGGCCAGGGCCCGGTCGCCATCCTGCTGCGCGTCCACGTACGTCCAGGCACCGGCGAAGCGCGTGTTGTCGCCGGCGAACCCAAGCGTATCGCCGGCCATGTACGGATCCACCAGGTCGATGGCCGACAACAGGGCGGAGCCGAGCTGACTCTTCTCGATCTTGCCCGTCAGGTAGTCCAGGATCGGCCCGGCGTCGCTGCTGCTTTCCCCGACCACACCCAGGCCGAGCGGATACCAGGGTCCGACGTTGCCGGACCGGTCGACCAGGCGCCCCCAGAACCAGAAGCGCATGCCGGCAGCCAGACCCATCAACGAATGCGTCGCCTGGGGGTAGGCGAAGTCCCCCAGCTTGATCGCATCTTCCTGGTTCGAATTGGCGCTGTACCAAATCTCCGTGCGCTGGGTGTCGGTGGCGCCGGGCGGAAATGCCCACTTGAGATCAATGCCGAAGATCGCGCCAGATGCGGTCAGCGACGCCAGCGCCGGCGGCGGCGTGGTCTTGCCGGCGATCGTGGTCAGTGCGCTCATGGCAGGGATCGACACCGCGCCCAGGGCATTCACCGCGCGGATCCGCGCCAGGTACTCGCCGGCGTAGATGCCTGGGATTTCCATGCTGGAGGTCGAGACCCGCCCGGCCCGCACCCAGTCCAGGTCGTCTCGCCGCCATTCCACGTCGTAGGCAATCGCCTTGTCGGCCACATCCCAGGTGATGGTCAGGGTGTGGTTGGCCAAGCCCTGCTCGATCATCGAGCGAGAGCTGAGCACCACGTTGGTCGGCGGCGGCTGCACGCTGGGCGGGATGATGCTCACCGGCGGCAGCTCGAGCTTGGCACCGTCGTCAATGGCCCCAAACTTCTGCGGTACGTGTTTGAGGGCGGTGATGTTGTAGGTGATGCCCTCCCCTTCGGTGACCGCGATCACCTTGAACGTCTGCAGCGCCAATTCCGCGCTCTGGGTCGCCCAGACCGCCTGCGGGCGCGGGGCCACGGTCCAGGGCACGCTGACCGTCACGGCATTGCCGTCGATCCCCGCGATCGTACGGGCCTCGCTGCGGCCCGAGGGCAGCATCAGCACCAGGTCGTCGCCGATGGCCATGCCCGCCGGCACCAGGTCGAGCACCACGGTCTGACCAGTGGCCGACCGGATGCGGCCGCCCGTGCGGCGACCTGCCCGATGCGGGTCGGCAATCTGGACGATCTGCCCCGGCTCGGCCACCACGCCATCGAGGCCCACCGAGAAGCTGACCGTCTCGGTCTCCAGGTTCTCGGTCAGCAGGATGTGCAGGCCGATGCGCTGGGCCTGGCCGCGGGAGGTGCAGCCGAAGGCTGACACCTCGACCTGCTGGATGCCGTAGCGCGCCACGCCCTCCCGGTAGACCACCGGCTCGACCTTCTGGCGGCCGAAGTCGTCCGGATCGTTCCAGGACACCAGCGCCACGGTGTGGCGGGTCTTGCGCGCCGTGCCCTCGTACTTGAACCGGCCCTCGATCACGTTGGCTGCGGTGTAGGTATAGACCGGGTCGGCCGGCATGTCAGCCGAGGCCAGCACCTGGCCCATCGCGTAGTAGCTGATGCCGCGGAACACCGATGCCAGGTCCTGCAGAACCCGGTAGGCGTCCTGCTGGCTCTGCAGGTAGACGTTGCAGGTGAAGCGCGGCTCCTGGCCACCGTGGCCGTCGCTGACCAGCTGGTCGCAATACTGGGCGATCTGGTACAGGCGCCACCGGTCCACCATCTCCGGCGCCACCACGCCCCCCAGCCCGAAGCGATCGTTGGTGACGATGTCGTAGAACACCCACGCCGGATTGTTCGACCAGGCCGACTTGAACGTGCCGTCCCAGATGCCGAAATAGGTCCGGGTCTCGGGATCGTAGTTCGCCGGCACCCGGATGATCCGCCAATCGCAGAAGTAGCCACGGGTCGGGATGCTCTGGAACTGGCTGGCATCGACCTCAAGCGCGACCAACGCGCTGTTGGGATAGCGCAGCTTGGCGTCGATGATCTCGGTGATGGACTTGACCATCGTGGTATCGGCGATGGTCGCGCTGTTGGCGTTGGGCGTCAGCCGTCGAATGCGGATCTGCCACACGCTGCCGGGCGGCAGCTCGATGCGCCGGCTGCGCTCGTATTCGGTCGTCGTCTTGCCGGCAAAGGTGTCCGTCAGCGCCGTGGTGTAAGCGCCGCCGTCGGTGGACACATCCACCGCGTAAGTGATGCGGTAGCCAAGCGTGTCGCCGTTGCTGGTGTCGGTGCGCTGAAGCCCCGGCACCCCCAAGCGGATGCGCACCGCCGACAGCTCCGAGCCCGACACGGTGCGCACCACAGGCGTGTCGCTGCGCAGCTCGACCTCCACGCCCACTTCGTTCTCGACGCTGGGAAAGCCGGCCAGATACTCCTGGTCCTGCGTCCCGACGCGCGTCTGGACAGTGACGTTCTGGAAGTTCATCTGGCCATCGCTGCTCTGCAGCGGCGCGCCGTCCAGAACCACCGACTGCAGGCCGTTGACCAGGCCCTTGATCTCACCCTCGCTGATCAGGTCGATGATCTTGGCGTAGGCGATCGAATGCAGGCTTTCGGGCGTCTCGACGGGCGTGCGCGCCGTGCTGCTGCTCTTTCCACCAGCACCGCGGATGTCGAGCAATGCGTTCAAGCCTGGTCCTCGGCGTACACGCCGCCACTGATCACCGCCGATCCGCCCCAGCAACGGCCGTACCCCACGGGCACGGGGTTGCCCTGCGCCTGTGTGTTCACCGGGCCGTTGAAGTTGTAGCTGGTCTTATTGTCTGCGCTGTCTTGCGATCCCAAGCCCTTCTGCTGCGGGGCCAGCATTTGCGACACACCGCCGATGACCATCGACACACCAAGGCTCACCAAGGCGCCACCACCGGCCCAGCTGGTATATGCACCCACGACGATCAAGATCACTCCCACGATGGTTTGAAGCACACCTGCGCGCTTGGCGCCCGTTAAAACTGGGGCGATCCGAATCTCATCCTGTCCCGGCGGGTCGTGCAGTTGCTCCTTACCGATGTTCCGCTTGCCCAGGAAGACCGCGAACACCATTCCGCGGTCCTTGGCACTGTTCAGGAAGGCCGCAAAGCCCGGCAACTGCACCGACAGTGCCCGGATCGCCTCGGCGGTGCTGCTGACAGCCAGGCGAAACTCTCTGCCGAAGGTGGCGCCCAGCACGCCGTATAGGCGAATCGTGCGAAGTTTTTCAGCCATGGGCCATCTCCCTATGTCGAACGATGTAGCAGGTGCGCTCGGCCCAATAGCCGCCATACGGCACGCGATCGGATAGCCGCCCATGCAGGTGATGCAGCATCAGCCCGTCGCCCAGATACACGCCGGCGTGGTTGGGAACCGTTGAGCGGATCTGCATCAAGATCAGGTCGCCGCGCTGCGGCTCATCGGCGACCAGGTCAAACCCCTCCGCCCGCAGGCGATCGAGGCTGTACAGCTGTTCCCCCTTGGCCCACCAGTCGTCCTGGCGCTCGTAGTGTCCGAGGCGGATGCCCAGCTCGCGCAGGTAGAAGTCCTGCACCAGGGTGTAGCAATCCAGCACGCCGTGCGCGAACTGCCGCCCGATCAGCGGTGCCACGTACCCGCTCGGCGCGATCGTGCGCAGGTCGCCGCATTCGGGCAGCCCGTCGACCTGTCCGACGCTGATGATGTGCCACCGCAGACCGCTGGCCTCGCATTGCACCCTGTCGGCATCGCTGGGCGCGGCGGGTGCATCGGGATGGCTGTGCACCAGGGCCAGCAGCTCGCCACGGTCCTCGGCTAGTGCATAGTCCTCGGCCGGCAGCCGGAAGTGCTCGCTGGGCGTGGTGGCGGTGTTGCGGCAAGGGAAGTATTCCTCGCCCGTCGCGGTGGCCACCACCAGCCCGCAGCTCTCCTTGGGATACTCGGCCGTGGCGTGCGCCTGGATGGCCTGAAGCGTGGTCAGGTTCATCAGTCAGGACCTCAGCAGGCCGCTGGCCGGAAAGCCGCCATAGGGCAGCGGGTCGGTCTGCCCAAAGCGCAGCTTGCAGCTGCCCAGGCGTCCACCGCACTGGTCCGCACTCGGGTCGCTGGTCGGGTTGTCATTGATGTCGGCCACTGGCGGCCCGCTGTAGCCGCAGTAAGGGCCGCGGTAGCCGCCGATGGTCACCCAGCCACACATGCCGGCGATGATCTGCCGGCCGGGCAGCTGCTTGCCGTTGAGGTCAATGGCGGTGGCCAGCTCGAATTCGACTGTTTCTCGGTCCTCGGACACCTTGCGCTCGATGAACCACACCTCGTCCGGGAAGTGCTCTTCCGGATCTGCGGTCGGGTTGCCGCTCTCAAAGTTGGCCGCGTCCAGGTACTGGACCAGCGTCTGGCGCCGGATCACCTTGGCGCCGACCAGGTCGTCAAACAGCAGGCACATCGCGGTGATCGTGCCGCCGATGTTGCCGACCTTCAGCCGCGGCGCCGGCGGCTGGTCGCTGGTGCGCTCGAACCCGGTCGCCTCGATCGGCCAGGGGCCGTATTCCTCGTCCTGCCAGAAGATGGGCGTGGCTTGGCGGTGCGCGTGGAAGAAGAGCTGGTCCGCACCGATGTTGCGCGCATCGAGCTCGAAGCCGACGAAGCGGGCGCCCGGCTCAAGTGTCTGGATGTCGGCAAGGATGGTCATGCCGGCCACCCCGTGGTGACGTCATAGGCCGCAATTTCGCCATCTTCCAGCGCATCGATCGCTTCGTGGTGCGCTCGCTCGGCCGTAAAGCACGCCTGCACGTGTGTGGAGATGGCCGCAGCGATGCCTTGGATCTGGGCCAAGGTCAAGCGGACCCATCCAGAGGAAGCCTTGAAATCGACCTCTTCCAGGTCGCCCAGCTGGCCCGCCATGAGCACCGTACTGATGCGGTTCTGGTCATCGAGTGCAGTGGCCACCCGCACTCCGCCAACCTCAACGCCGCCGGTCTCATGCTGCCAGCGCAGGGACGTGGCCAGGGCCTTGAGGCTCTCCTTCGTGATCACCTCGCCGAGAGCCGCATCGGGCGTGTTGCCGGCGGCAATCCACTCCTGATACTCGCTCCACAGCCAGTTGCCCGCGCAGATGGCGGCGCCATCTGGGACGCGAATCACCACGTTTATATCGTCTGTCAGGCGGTAGTCGCTCATGGTTAGAGTCCTGCGTCTGCGGCGAGCGTGCTGTTGATGGTTGCGCTGCCGGTGGCTGTGACCGTAATGCGCAGGATGAGCGCCCCCGGTTGCGAAGAGACAATCGTGACGTTGCTGGAATTCGCGTAGCTGGCGTTGATCCATGAAATTGACGGTGCCGCCCGCTTTCGCGCAGCGAAGACGAGGGTCACGTCGAGCGTGGCGCCTGCGGTGTTGTAGGCAGTGAAAAAGTGCGGGATGACCTCGTAGAAGCGCTGACACTGCGCCCAGATCAGCGCCAGCGGCAGCAGCTCAAAACGGGTCTTGGCCGCGCCCAGCTCAAACTGCACTTCACCAAAATACAGCTGACCACTCTGCGCACCCAAGGCTCCGTTGCGCGCGGCGTAGTTCGTACCGCTCGACAGCCAGATGGTGAGCCGCAGCGAAGAGTCGGCCACGTTGGACGTCTTGCCGGACGTGCTGGGCAGAGTGACGGTCGCCTGAATTCGATTGATGCCCGCCGCCAGGGTGAATTTTTGCGCCCCAATGCCCTGCACTACGGCCGAGCCACCCGTGCCGAAAAATTGGCTGAACTCGATGGCAATCTGGCGACCCGCCGCACCGGCGTTGTAGACGCTGAAACTGACGGTGACCGCTCGGCCGTTGAACGTATTGGCATTCTCGCAGCGATGCTCGAGCGTGAGGTAGTGCGCAGCTGCGTCAGTGTTGCCGGTCGAGGTCAACCCGCACGTGTAGCTCGAATCCGTGAAGTTCGGATCCCCAGGGACTACTGCCTGCTGCGTAAGCGAAGGTCCGCTCACTGCGCTGGCGCCCAGGTACCAGCAATCGGCAGTGTAGCCGTTCACGGTGAACGGACCGGCGCCGCGCTGCCAGACATCGAAGTTGCCGTTGATGACGCGGTTCTTCCCCATCACCACGCCTAGGCCATTGACGGCCGAATACAGCTCGGTGGTGTTGTCCTCGATCTTCTGGAATGCCGTGCGCGGCGTGTCGCCACCCACACCGGTTGGGAGTGCACCCAGGTTGAGGTGTTGTTGGGTCATCGTTATCTCAGGGCTGGAAGTTCTGTTCGAAGGTCACTGACAGCCGCATCCAGCCATCACTCAGATCGGTCCGCTTGAGCGTCGTGCAGCGATACAGGCCCAGAGCGCCGTTCGGTGGCGTCCAATAGAACGAGGTAGCGCCGCACTTTGCGCGCAGGAACGCCTCGATCGCTGCAAGCTCATCGGTGATGCGATGGCCCTCGAAGTCGAGGGTCCACGTGTCCTGGGCGTTGTTGATGCCCGAAGCGGCCGTTTGCGAATAGCCATCGCCGTACTGGGCCTTGTCCACCGCGAAGGCGGTCTCCCCGGACGGCTCGGCCACATAGCGGCGCCAGGTGAAGGTGTCGGTCATCGGGCCGTCATCCCCCACAGCACGCCACCTGGACGCAGCTGCTTGGTAGCCCATTCGTTGATCATTGCGCTGAAGCTCGCGCGCACGGCCGCCTCCGATGGGGCATCCGGCGCATCGTTAGAGGCTGCGTCGCCATTGATGTTCAGCTCGGTCTGCAGCACCAGTGTGCGGCGGTTGCCGACGCCCGTGCTGCCGCCAACCACCCCGCCTTCCGCGTAACCGCGCAGGCCGCGGCGCATGCCCTCTACCACCCCCACGCCGCCAGCGCGGGCGACATCGGCCTGAGACCACACCACCTCACCGCGGTGCACCACGCCGGCGGGCTCATGGACCCCACCAGGCCCCGTGTAGCCGCCTTGTGCGTAGCCGCCACCGCTGCCGCCACTGCCCCAGTAGGAAGCCACGGTGCTGGCGAGTTTGACCAATGCCTGCTTCGCCAAGATCCTGGCCAAGTCCGCAAGGACCGACTTGGCGAAGTCGCTGAAACTCGCCTTACCAGTCGTAACGAACTGCACCCAAATGTCTTCCAGCTGCGTGAACGCGCTGCCCAGCGCCGTTTCCACTTGGCCGGCCACGTTGCCCGCGTCCTTCACATAATTGGCCCATGCCGATTTCGCGCCGTTGAGCCAGTCGGCCTGCGCAGCATCGATGCGTGTGTATCCGTCCTTGATGATGCGCACGCGCTCGTCGGTGGCGCGCTGCAGTGCCGCGAGCTCTTCGTCGAAGTCCTGCTGCGTGAGCTGGCCGGCGTTCCGCTGCAGTGTCAGGTCGTTCAGGCGTTCGGCGCGCTCGCGCAGCACCCCGTTGATGCGCTGAGCCACCTCATACTCGCGATCGCCAGACCCTACCCGTGCCACCGCAGCATCCATCTCGTTCTGCAGGGCAGAGGTGCTCGAATCCAGGGCAGCCTTGTAGCTGGCAAGCGCCGAGGTACGTGCCTTGACCGCTGCCGTCTCTTGGATGGTCAGCTGCTGCTGCGCGGCCGCACCTTCAGTACGAACCTGAACCAGCTTGCTTTCCAGCGTCGCCATCTGCTGGCCGACGCCGACGGCGTCTTTGCCGGTGGCGCTTTGCTTTTTGAGGTAGCCGATTTGCTTCTGCAGGGAAGCCGCTTCCGCGTCGGTGCCCTGTTGGGTTAGCGCGCGCAAGCGCCCGTAGTACTCCTCGACGGTCAGCTCCCGGGCTTGGTATTGCGCCTGGAGCACCCGCGTATCAGCTTCCCGCTGGGCCTTGGCCTGCGCTTCCTGGTCGCGCAGCGCCTGCAGGCCCGCCGCTCGCTCAGCACCCGCAAGCCCGGAGCTGCCCTTCTTTGCAGCTGCCGCACGCATGGCCTTTTCGCGCGCGTCGAGCAACGCCGCGTCGGTGACGCCCTGCTTTGCCGCCTCCTTGCGCATCTGGGCGATCTGGCCTTCCAGGTCCAGGGTCGTCGTCAGCAGGCGGTTGGTCTCCTCCCGAAAGCGCAGCTGCGCCTTGGCCTGGTCGCCATCGACGATCTGGTTGTCTTTGCTTGTCGTCGCGCCAGCTGCATTAGGATCGGCGCTGCCCGGGCCGTACACCGCGGCCTGCATGCCGAACGCGCCGGCCGCGCTCGGGAGCTTGAAGTTGCGAAAGAAGCTGGACAGCGTGGAGGCCGCCTGCTTGGCGTCCAGGTCGAGCCGCGAGAAGAAGTTGCTGCTCTCGTCGAACGACTCCCCGATCGCGTTCTTGAGCTCGTGCCAGGCGCCGGTCACCAGACCCAAGCTCTCGACGACCTCCTGGGCGCGCTCGATTTGCGAGCGGGCCCGAGCCTCGGTGGCCACCGCTGCCGCTCCCTCTACATCGCCGGCCTCCTGCAAGGCGGAAATGCGGGCGAAGGTCGCCTCCGTGAGGAACCGCTCGCTCTCGTTGAGCTTGAGGATTGCCTGCACCGGATCACGTGCCAAATCTGCATATTCGGCGACGGTGTCCTGGATGGACTTCCCCGTCGCGTCGTGCATGCGCGCGGCGGCCTCCGCCACGAGCGCAAAGCTGTCGGCTGCGATGGGACCGGTCGCGGCCAAACTCGCGAGGGCATCGGCCGCTTCCGAGGCAGAGACGTCCGGCAGGTCACCCAGCGCGACGGTCAGTTCGTTGAGCTGCTCGGCAGTGGTCTGACCCTGCCGCCCAGAGAGGATCAACGCCTCGTTGAAGCGATTGATCCGCTCCTCGCCCTGTACGACCTGGTAGACCAGCAGGCCGACGGCGGCGGCCGTGACGGTCACGGGATTGATCATCCCAAGCAACGCGCCTGCTACGCCCTTCAAGGCCTCCTTGGTGCCGCCGAAGGCATCACGGATCTGCCCGCCCTGCTGTACCAAGATCGTGGTGAACGGCGTACCGGACTGCAGCTGGGTGATGATGTCGGTGAACTGCGCGGGCAGCTGCGCAAGCGCCGCGCGCGTCTGCCCAGCCGACACGCCCAGCTGTTGCACGGCGTTGTTGGCAGGCAACGGCTTGGCGGCATCCTTGCGCACCTCGGCCAGCCGGCCCTGGAGTACCGCCAGGCCCTGCTTGATGTCGTTGAGGTCCGCACTGATGCGAACGCGCAGGTTGGTGGTGGGTTCGGCCATCTACTTGGTCAGGTCCGTGAGGTAGGTCTTCCAGTCGTTCTCTTTGGCGGCCGTGCCCATTCGCACCGCGATGGCCAGGCGCGCCTCGCGCTGGTGGTCATCGCGGGCCGCTGCGGCGGCGAAGGCCCGGGCCTGGGTGAGCGTGTAGGTCAAGACGTCTCGGCGCTGGTGACCGCGGGAGACGAGGAAGTGGATGAGCTCGGCCCACGGATCGCCGTCGATGGGCGCGCCTTGCTGACCGCCGCCTGGCCGGCGCTGATCAGCGCCGGCAGGCGACGGGCGAAAAAATCCGCGTTCACCGCTACGATCGCTTCGGCCAGCTCGGCAATATCGTTGAGCGGCGCGCCGGCCAGCCACTCCTCCGATCGGCCGGTCACCACCGCTGCGGCTTGCGCGAACGCGCGCGCGTCCTGCTCCAGGACGTCCAGCAGCAGTGCGCCCATCTCCAGCGTGGCGCCAACCTCGGCCATGGTCAGGGCGATCATCACGCGGCCGATGAGCGGGCGGCTGGCGCTAATGAAGGCCGGCAGCTGCTCCAGGCGCAGCGGCGAGACCTCCAGGGTCTCGCCGCGCACCGCCACCGCACGTACGGGCGGCGCGATCACATCCAGGGAATCGTCGCGTTCGCTCACTTGACGATGTCCACGGTGAAGTACTGCGACAGGCCCGCGGCCTTGGTGGTGTCGGCCTGCAGGGCGCCCTGCACCTGGCCTTGGCCGTACTGGTCACCCAGCAGGCCCAGCTCCTGGATCACGCCGCCGCTGATCTTGTGGGCGTGCACCCGAACCGGCTTACCACTGCGCGCTTCGTTCAGGCCCAGGAACAGCGCCTCGTACTGCTTGGCCGAGGTCACGAAGGCCTGAACGCGCTCGGCCGCACCGTACGTGTAGCTCACCGCGATGTTGGCCGCGCCGGCTACCGGTTCCGGGATGTCGCCATCGGCCAGGATCCGCAGCCCGCCGTCGACGAACTCGTAGTCCTCGCCAACGACGTAGGTGTCCTCGCCATCGGGCGACTTGACCGAGGTGATCGCGGTGGCGATGTTGGCCAGCGGGGTGAAGCCGCCAGCATAGGCCACGACGGCTTCGGAGGCCGCCGTGCCGCCGGCCACCTCGCTCACGGTGCCGCGCATGGAACGGGCGAAGTTGCCGGCGCTGAAGTCGTGGAAGGTGTAGGCGATCTGCACCTCGGTCACCCGGTCCACGCGGTTGCGGGTGCCGCCGCCAGGCTGGGTGTAGTCGCCCAAGGTCACCGAGTTGACCTGCGGGGAGAAGCTCAGCGCGCTGACGTTGCCGACCTCCTCGAAAGGGGTTGCGGCACCGAATTCGCGGAGCAGGAGCCGGCCGCTGCCCAGGTAGCTGTAGTCGTCCATCGTGAAAATCCTCTTGATGAAGCCGCGCGGGCGGCGGGTTACTTGATCGGGATGTGGGTTTGGTAGGTCAGCAGCGCGCCGATCCAGCCTGCGCCGGCTTCCGGCGCTGCCGGCTCCATCGACACGTACTGTGGGTACTGGATGCCCAGCGGGTATTTCGTCTGCTGGTCAGCCATGGCCCGTTCGATGTCGCTCACGAGCGCGTCCAAGCGCGCCTGTGCCTGGTCGAAGGCGGCAGGCACCTTGGCGAGCAGGCCGATGTTGGTCAGGCGGTGCGTACGCACCAGCGCCGTTTCAACCGCGCGCTCCTGCTTGGTGATCAGCACGCCGAGCACCGCCACTGCGGTGTCATCAACCTGCGCCGGCTCCAGGGTGACCGCAGCGCCTGCATCGGTCTGGTAGCCATCGGCTGTGCTGATACGGCGCAGGATGGCCGCCACGGTGTCCAATAGCGCCTTGCGAGGACTATTCACGGATCACCACCCAGCGGCTCGCCGAACCGTCGCGCTCGTCATGGCCATCCAGCCGATAGGTCTCGCCGTCGACGACGACTCGGCCGCCTCGCACGGGATTGACTTCTGCCAGCTGGAAAGTGATCTGCACATAGCCTGTCGCCACCGGGGCGGCATCGGCACCGAAATCGCGCAAGCCGCGGTCAACCAGCACGGTGCACGCCACTGCGCTGTCTGCGCCCGGTGCGGTGTAAAACGCGGCGTCGCCCAGACCAGCATCGCGGAAGGTGCCAAAGGCCAATGCATCGAAGGTCTGCAGGAAGGCACGCTGACTCATGCGGCGCCCCGATACTTCGACGATTGCAGTGCCTTGGCCAGCTCACGGTTGAAGTAGAACGGCATCAGCTTGTCCCACTGCCGCTGGGCCAGGCCGAAGATGTCGTAGCGCGGACGGTAGGTCGCTCGCGAGGTGTAGATGAAGATGCTGCGCACCGCGCTGCCGAAGCCGGTGCCGATGCGCTCATAGATGCCCGGGCGCAGCCGGCCGCGCTGCTTGGTGATGGCGAAGTACTCACCTCCGCGCCGCTTGCGCGAGGCGCGGCGGCGGGCGCTGGCATTGCTCTGGTTCTGGTAGGCGTCCCGCTGGGCACCCAGCTGCGAGAGGATCTTGGTGATCTCGGCGGCGCGGACGTTGCCGTAGGCATCTAACTTGGCGCCCCGCCCCGCCACGGCGAACTGCCCCGCCGGCATCATGCCCTTTTGCTGCAGCAGCACTTCGAAGGCCTTCTTCCGGCGCACGCCACCCTCGACCTGCGGCACCAGGTACTTGGCCGGAGGCGCGCCCTTGACGGCCTCATCGCGCAGGAAGACCTCCGCGTACAGCCGATCCTTGGTCGCCTTGCGGTACATGGCCGCGTTGCGGGTCAGGCTAGTCGGCCGATCGAACACCCGCGGGGCCACGCGCTTCCACTGCTCACGGATCTCGAAGGCCGTGGCGTTGACCGCCTGCATGATCGCGAACGGCAGGTTCTGGCGCTCCAGCTCGGAGAACTGGCGTCCCAGCAGGTTGTCTGCATCGACCTCGATCGCGATCTGGCTCACGGCTTGACCTCAGTGCCCTGGACCAAGCCGATCTGCTTGAGCTTGGCGTTGGCGCGCTCCTGCGCGGCGCGGCGCTGGGCGGCCACGTCGAAGCACTGTGCGATCGGGCCCTCAGCGATAGGCTCGGGCGCCGTCAACACCTTGGGGATCGGCACGTACACACGCTGCATGATGACCACCGGCTGCGGGGCAACCGCCACCGAGTGGTCGGCTTCGGACTTGCGCAGCCGGTCACAGCCAGCCAGCACCAGCAGCGCAGCTGCGATCAATAGCCGGAGAATGCCGGGCATACGGCCTCCACGTTCTGAAGGGCCTGGGCGCAGCTGGTCACCTTGACCTGCGACGCATAGCGGTCCATGAAGGTATTGAGGGTCTTGTCGGCGTCCAGCTTGGCCGCCTCGGCTGCCGACACAGCTGCCTCGGATTGCTGACGCACGACCACGGCCTGGTCCTGGGCGCGCTTGAGCTCTACCTGCAGGGTGGCCACCGTCTCGCCGTATCCCTTGTTGGCGGCCTGCAGCTCGCTCACGCGCGTGTTGGCGCTGCTGTAGAGCGTGCGCCAGCCTTCGGCGTTGTGGTCGGCATCGGCGATCTTGGCCGTTGCTTTCACGCTGTAGGCCCAGAAGCTGATGCCCAAGGCCAGGCACGCCAGCAGGGTGGCGCCCAGGGCGTACAGCAGTGGCTTGACGGTGAGCTTGTCCAGCACGCTCATCGCGCACGCTCCGCCAGCAGGGCTTCATCGCGCCGGCGCGCACAAAGACCGGCCTCCAGCTCGGTGCCGACCCACAGGCGGCACATCGAGCGAATCTGGGTCGCCAGGCACAGCAGGTCACCTGCGGGGACGCAGTCATCGCGGATGACCCGCATCTCGCGTCGGCTGCTGCCGAGCATGCTGCCGCCGCGGTTGTAGACCACCGACACCAGCGCGCCCTGCGCGTCCGCCGGCAGCAGGTCGTAGGCGGCCGGCCCGAACACACGCCGCGTGGTCGCGGCATAAGCCGGCAGGGACGCCCGCACGAATACGTCGGAGGCGTAGGCAAAGTCGGTGCGGACATCGGCCAGCTGGCGGGCAACGGGGCGCGCCGCCGGGCCGGCGATGCCGGCGGTCGCCTGCAG